TTTGAACCCCTGTAGCCACCGTGAAAGGGTGATGTCCTAGACCACTAGACGAACCGAGTACAGTACAATATTAAAGAACATTTACAGAGTTACGATCAACTCTTTTTTAACCTATACGTTTATATATGACATATTTTTCAAATAAAGTACACTACTTTTTAATAATGTTGGTGAGTAGTTACGGACTCGAACCGCAATGACCAGTTTTGGAGACTGGCATCCTACCATTGGATGAACCACTCAGGTTTATTGGTCTCCGATGCAAGAATCGAACTTGCGCTACATGCTCCCAAAGCACGGGTGATGCCATTTCACTAATCGGAGTTTATATTTGGCGATGCGTGGGAGAATCGAACTCCCATCTACGGATAGACAATCCGCGATAATGACCATTATATGAACGCACCGTATTAACTATCTATAACCATATAGAAACATACTATAAACCAAATTGCGATTTGGTTAGAATCGCAACTACCTGCCTATAACCACATAGGGTTGGCGTCTAATATGTTTCAATATGGAGCACCTACGGAGAATCGAACTCCGATTTACAGGATGAAAACCTGTTGTCCTAACCGTTAGACGATAGGTGCTAAATGCTGAATAAATTTTTTAATGAACAGTTCAACTAATTTCTTAGTATGTGTATATTATAACAAATATCACATTTACTGTCAACCGCTGTTGTTGTTTTTTAACTACAGCAACAGAACTAGTCTTTTTGCTGTCTATGTGTATATTATAGCTGAAACCGGATTATTTGTCAACTGTGTTGTCAACATATCAACTACTACATATACCGCCAACTAAATAGTTGTATGCATACAACTGATCTGGTCAGCAAAAGTGGTCATTTGCATATCCACTTGTCACTTAGTGAGAATCACACTTGCTATATCTTTGTCAACGACATATACAACAATTGTTTAAAAATGAAATGGTTTAACAATTGGCAGTCCGCATTGGAGTGGATTGATTCGTTGTAACTTGGCCCGCCCTGACAGATTCGAACTGCCGACACTCGTAGTAGAAATCCGATGCTCTATCCAACTGAGCCAAGGGCTGGGATATTTTCAGACCCTATCTAAGAACATTTGCTAACCGCGATCTTGAATTTTTACATGGCCCAGTTTGTAGTCTGTCAGATATAGCTCGTACGAAGAGCAAACGACGGTCAATTACCTTAGTCCGTAGAGTCAGTTAACAAGTTCATGTGCAGTACGACTAACTGTGCATAACTTATTGAGTGGCTTTTCTTAAATGTAAATCCCCTACTTGAGTCGCCGTCCCATACACTGGAAAACACTTCTGGCCAAAGGCAAGTTTGCAAGTGCGCTTTGCCCGGACGAATGATGCTGATAAATGCTGCCATTCTAGGTATGCTGTCTGGACGCATATTATTCAATAAGTCAGTGTAATTTCCAACATGAACCAACTGCTTGGCCCACAAAGTATCCTGCCATAGCCTATCCCAATTTGGTGGGGCATCCAGCATGGCTTGATAATGTTCGGGATTTTTAACCAACTGGTACACGCTCATGTTCAGGAAATCTAATTTAAAGTACCCGCGCTGTTTTGCTTCGTCGTAATCAATACTTGCACAGTCTAATATAGGATTTTTAGGTATTGGCTGTACGTAAACACCGGTATTGTGCTTACGCATTTTTCCTTCTACAAGTTGGCTCGCTGGCACATGACGAATCAACTGTAATAATTGATTTCTATCAGCTAAGTCGATATCTACGTCAGCTAACATTTTTCCACCTTGTTATGTTTTGATCTACTATCATTTGCAAATTTTCAATGTCTCGATTTATTATACCAACAAGTTTAGCATTTAATACTTCTGGTGGTCTATTCCCATATCTTGTTACATTTATAAAACTAGTATCTATTATTATTGGTTTGGGTAAATTCATCTTATGACAGTAGTTAACCAAGAACTTGCTGGGATCCTGTTTTATATCTTCGTAGAAGAAAATTTGAAATCGCGCCCCAAAGTATTGCTGCCAGCGTTCAATTAGTAAACTAGTTTGATTAAACCATCCTTGTGCCAATAAATTATCCACGTATTCATTGTAACTTTTAAACTGCTGTGGTAGAAAGTTATACAAGCTCCAATATATTTCAAAAGGGTCCCTAAGGATTATACTGGCTGTCACGGTGCCATGTTCACTAAGCTGTTTTACAATAAATCTATCTAATGCAAAATTATTCGGAGTAAAATTGGCAGTAATGTCATAGTCTTTGTAAGATTCAAAATATGTGTGTACACCAACCCCTTTTATGAGTTCTAAATTTTCTTTTTCTTGGGGCGCACTAAACCAAGCCTGCTGTGTAAGGACATGCCAACACCAACTAGTCCCGCACTTGGGATAGCCTAAATTTAAAATGTGATTCAATCTCATACTGCTATCCTTGCAATACTAATCTAATAATTGGCAAGTTAAAGGTATAGATTAATTTGCCCGAGCACCACAGTACATTGCCAGTATCCACAACTACATCATTGGATATTAGAGAGCCGGAGTGCAAGAAATGGGGGATGGTGAACAATGCATCAAGCACTAAATCTTCAAGGACCACTGGATTGTCTTGGTTAAATTGCTCGTCATCTACCAGTGTTGCAATGACCAGGTGCACTGGATTTATCAAGGATTCATAATTAAAATTTAAGTTGAACTCTCTGCCGTTAACTCCTATATTTGTTATTATCTCTGTTGTTAGGTTATGGCCATTTTGCTCGGCCGATACTCTAACAGTTTGCACGGTGGCCCACTCAACTTCGGGTCGACGTACTAGTCTGCCGGAAAATGATCCTGGATAATTTACCATCCTGCTGTCTCCAATATGTTTTTTGCGTAGTTGGTATCTTTTGGATAATCTTTGAACTTTTTACCCCAGACATCTGCGTCAATGAACTGCCGACACTCGTAGTAGAAATCCGATGCTCTATCCAACTGAGCCAAGGGCTGGGCTGTTTGGTGGGCCAACTAAGAATTGAACTTAGACTCAATCGATTATGAGTCGACTGCTTTACCATTAAGCTATTGACCCTATGCATGTATTATAACAGTCTTTGTATTATTCGTCAACTATTTTTACAACAAGTATAGATCAAACAGCAATCAATAGTTTTTTAAAAACTTTTCCAAATCACCATACAACTGTGCTGCCACTGCTTCGCGGCTACCAAACATGTGCACACGGACAGGTATACGTTTTACGAGTTCAATGTAGTAAGGAGTTTGAAGCTTTCGGTCCAATGTGAGAACAATACGACGATTGCCCGGTGTTGGTTTAATGTCAATTCCGTAGTGTGCTATGTCCAGCACACGACTAAAAATATAATACCCATGTTCGCTCAGACGCATGCCGCCAGTTTTGCGAATATTGGCCCACCAGGACCGTGATGCAGATTCCACAGACTCTTCAAACTGTTCTGGCAGCTCTGCAACTAATGCTTGGGTCAATTTTAATTTGTCACGCACTAGTTACTCGGTGTAACTGAATCATCTTGTTTTAACAACACCACAGTGAACTTGTCAGTTTTGAATTGCACGTTCAGCTTTTTAGATAAGTTTCGGGCATGTCCAGGATTAGAGAACGACACCTTCTTGTATTTGGGCCCAGGATGCTGGACCAACATATTACTAGTTTTGAGATTTATAGGGCCACCATCAAAAAAAACAGCCCATACACCGTCTGACGACAGCACTTGCTCCGTTTGATAAGTTGCTTTGTTGGTCAGTTCTAAAAGAATTCTCGGCTTGGGTCTTGACATCATTAAACTCCTACATTTATTTATGACAAATATAGGGAGTTATTAGAACGATCCACCTTCGACTTCAACAGAAATTTTATCATTCTGTTGTAAATTTACAGCAGCTTCTCTCAAATTATGCAAAGTCAACAGCAGTTTTGTAATGTCAGCATGCAGATCTTTGGCATCCTTCATTGGCATAGTAAAGTCTTTTGTTGCTCGTGCTTCGAAACCTTGCACACGCTCGATGAATTTTTGAATATGGATACTCATTTTGGTAAGAATGGTGTAAGTTCTGGGGCAGTCCACCCTAGTGGTTTGAGTACCTTTCCATCTTCACGCTTGCGAACCTTGCCAGTTTCTCGATCAATCTTGGCAAAGTTGGTTGACATGACTTCCTTCCACGCACCTTCGGCATCAAACCCAGCGCTATGGATAGCACCAATGGTAACAACAAGAATGTCAATCAATGCATCCAATTGTTCAATTTGATCACTGGCATTGATGGCCACTTGAAGTTCTTTGTGTTCTTCTTGAATCAGATCAATATACATTTTGTATTGGTCTTTGTTGGAGTTGCCTGTGGTTTGGCCACACGCCTTCATAAATTTTTCTTGATCGCGAAATGGTGATGTCATACTGTTACTTCGTCTTTGTTATAAAATGGGCCTTGATATGGATAACGTTGCAATGCAATCAGTTTTGGATCTTGGACCACTCGCCATTTGCGTCCGCGCTTGACTGAATACCAACCTGCAGCAAACCAAGACTTGCTTTTTCTATTTTTAGTGTACAATGGCAACCGATGTGCTACATCCCATACAGGGTTGTAACATCTTCCTACAACAGGAAAACCGTGTACTGCACTGTTATTTGGCTTGGACCTGAGTGGCCTCTTTTCAAATGTAATATTTGCTTCACGTGCCGCAAGACGGATTGATTTGAATTGTGTCACTTGGCCGTGTATGCGAACTTGGTAACCGCCATTCAACGCTTCAATGTTGCCAACTTTTTGATCTTCTTCTTGCAAGATCCAGTACTGTTTATCAGCTACTACTTTAGCTACTAACATTTAATACTCCTTTGTATGTTTCATTCATCCAACGACCAAAGCTGTCTGCATTGTCGCTGCATTTTATCAGATCAAACTTGCCACAGAATTGCATAAATCTCACACCCACTTGTCCAATGTCCTTGTGTGTTACCTGTTCAATGATGGCCAGATCTACTGTGTCCTTGATATCTTGCGGTTGATGTGTAAGATCGATCAAAGCACGATTGCGTTCGTAATCGTCCAGCACACGGTGTTCGTCGCCATTGTGATCAGTCCAACGTTGCAACATCATGTTGTTCCAGTTGTAACCTTTGGCAGTACGATCTTCAAATGCTTCTTGTAACCCAACTTTGTTCTTGGTACCTTTGGTACGCACTCCAGGAAATGCACTAAACACATTGTCACTAGTATCACCACGCATGCACTTTTCAAACAACAACCAAGAAGGATCTGGAATCTTTTTAGGTTCCTTGGTTTTCTTATCAATCACAGGTTTGCCTTTGGCATCAAAAATGCCTTCCATGGTAATAAGTTCGTCTGTGATTCCATTGTATTGTTTTACATTAGATGCAAGTAACTGGACAAAGTCCGTGTCACTGCTGATAATAATATGTTCGTCTTGGGGATGCAAGTTGATCCAACGGGCAATAATGTCATCGCCTTCGGCAGTTGGGCATCTGAGCACACTACAGTTGGTTCGTTCTGATAAGTATTTAGTCAAATTATCGTACGTTTCCCAGAACATCTTATCTTCATCAGCTTCGGCTTCGGTAAGAGCTGCACGGGCCGCTGTACGGTTGGCTTTGTAAGGTTTATAGTGGTCTTTGCGCCAGCTACGACCTTCAAGTGCAAACACAACATGATCTGCTTCAAAACGTTTGACCACTTTGTTGGCACTCATCAGTGTTGTGTGTAATGCTACCCCAACTTTTTCCCACGGATCGCTGGCACGAAAAGCTGTGTGCCTGGCACGAAAAAACATATTGGCCGTGTCAATCAACACATAACGCATGGTGAAACCTTAAACTTTGTTGTTTGTATTGATATATTGTAACATAAACCGATTCCAAAAGCTATGGCCATCCTTGCCAAAATGCCACGAATTGGGCATGACCGTTTGGATACCTTTTGCTCTTATTCGGGCATTGTATGTGCCTTCTGGATCATATGGGTCAATATAGCTTGTGCCCCAGTCTTGTCGTTCTTCGATACTGCTGAAATCGTTGTTGCCGTTGAAGAAAATGTGGTTAACACCCAACTCTTCTAATTCAGTATGCAGTTGCCAAATATCGTTGTGTGCTTGTAGAGTTTTTTGTTTCCAATCTACACCAACAACAAATTCTTTGTATCGTTGTTGGTGGTCTTCCGGAACATCATCCATGCCACTGGCGCCAATTTGATAGTAAACATCGTCAATTAGCCATTCTTCACGTTCCCATGTACTCCATTGGATAACCATCAACACTTCATCAACGTTGCGTATCTTTTCTAGCCATTGTTTGGTTGTTCTTATTATACGTGTGTTGCTACTAGCACTTTCGGCACCGCAATGAATACCTGCTCTTAATGCATCACCTAGACGTTTGGCCCAACTGACTGCAAAATTTTCTGGATGCGGGGCACGACCCATATAAAATAATTGAGCGTCATCCATTGCAAATGCGTGTGGATTTACTGATTCGGCTGCCGCAGTATGACTGTCGCCGTTTACATATAGTATCATGAAACTTCGGTTCTACCGTCACCGATATCCCGCTGTTTAACAACACGGTTAGGATTGTTGGCCATCTCTTGTTCCCATGTTTCCATAACTACGTGTCTACATACATTCTGAAACCAACGATCAACTATATCAGAATCTGCATCGTCTGGTCTACCTTGGTACCCTGCTCGAACCAAGTTGGCAACAAATTTGTCGTTCCAATCCAATTCAAAAGCACCTTGATGCAGGTTTTCGGGATCAATGTCCATGCTCAAAATAGCAACCCACGGTTCTCCTTTATCTGTAGCAATTTGCTTTTCAGTTTTTACTGGTGCTTTGGGTTTTTCCGCCTTGGGCTCTTTAACCACCGGCGCCGGTTTCTTTTTAAATATGTCAAACAATCCCATTACATTCTCCTAGAATAAATCAATCTTTTCCCATGGCAAGTAATCTTTGCCAAAGTGTCCATAGTTGGTTGTGCTGCTGTAGATAGGACGGAACAATTGGAATCGATCAATGATACCTTTTGGTGTCATATCCACGGTCTCTTGTACTGTCTTGGTCAGCGCCCTACTGTCGCCATTGCTTTCAATATAGAAACTCATTGGGTCTTTCATACCAATAGCATAGCTGATTTGCACAGTGGCCCAATCTGCATGGCCGCTTGCTACAATGTTTTTAGCAATCCACCGTGTCAAGTAAGCAGCACTGCGATCTACTTTGGTGGGATCTTTGCCACTAAAAGCACCGCCTCCATGCGGGCTTGAACCGCCGTAGGTGTCGACAATGATCTTACGACCTGTCAGTCCACAGTCGCCATCAGGTCCACCAACTACAAAACGTCCAGTGGGGTTGATGTGAAATTCAGTAGCACTGTCAATGTACTGTTCTGGCAATACTGTTTTGATAAACACAGCAAGTTCGCTACGAACTTGGTCAATGCCCACCGCTTCGTGATGTTGTGTGCTACAAACAACTTTGGCAATGCGCTTGGGAGTAGCATCATCGTTGTATTCAAATGTTACTTGCGATTTAGCGTCTGGGCCCAGCCATTCAATTTGTTTGCTTTTTCTGGCTTTTGTTAATTCTTCAACAATACGATGGCTCCAGTAAATTGCACTGGGCATGTAATTGGCAGTTTCGTTTGTTGCGTAACCAAACATCAAGCCTTGATCGCCAGCGCCAAATGTGTCTGTACCCAGTGCAATGTCTGCACTTTGTTTGTGCAACAGATTTGTAATTTCTACATTTTGCCAATGGAATCCATCTTGCTCGTAGCCAACATCTTTGATGACTTTTCGCACTGCGCTATCAACTTCTTGATTGTGTAGTATAGCCTTGTATTCCCCTGCCACCACCACACGATTGGTAGTGACAAGAGTTTCGCATGCACACCTTAGTGCTGGATCTTCCTGGCTCATGACAAGATCCAGCACTGCATCGCTGATAGCATCTGCTAATTTGTCTGGGTGGCCTTCTGATACTGATTCGCTTGTAAATAGATACGTCATTTATTTCCTTTATTTTATTATTTTACCAATTGAAGCATGACCTGATATTGCTGCCAAGCATCCATTACACCAGGGTGCTGGTGTCGTAGACGAGTTTCATCTTCTTGTTGCGCTATTATTTTTTGAACACGGTGTATATGTGGGAAACTGCGGTTTCGATCGTCATGTTCATCTAGCCAGCGTTTGTTTTCTATCAGCGCACGAAACCGATCCTCGGGCATATGTACTTCTACACACCTGACCGTTTCCGTTTCTAACGGCAAAGTCTTAAACACATCAATGTCTGTATAATCCTGCCAATTGGTGAACTTAACATGTCTACGATACATCTGCCTGGAACTGGGTTGCACATGTGCATTGTATCTGTTACAGAACTCGTTTACTTCTTTATCCATGCTATGCTAAACTTGCGTACAAGTGTTGTTGTAGGTTTAGTTTAAAGCCGTTCTCAATACAAAACTGTCCCACATATTCGTGATTGGCCTGATTTGCTTTTAAGTCCAACAGACCTGGTTCCCAAAAACTTATCACTTCATCAACAGTGCTGCGCTCTGCCATAGTGATCTTTCCGTTTTCTGCACGAAGCAGTTTAATTCTCTGTGGGAAATTGTTGTAAATGTTCATAGGACTACAGTAAACTTCTTTGTTGGGATTGTTGCTTTTCCATTCAAACGCCCAATCAGGAATTGTGCTGTAGGGACTTTCCGGATCAGCACTAACCACAAACTTCAAACAGTCTGCACGTTGCAACACTGTTTTGCTTGGCGCAAGATACTTGACAGGTTTGCCATTCTTCTCAATGCACTTTGGACTACACACCAGCGTGACGCCTTCTGCTACTACAGTATCAGGAATGCCATTGCTTTCAACTTGTACTGCTTTGAACTGAGATAATTGTTGTTGCATAAAACTGCTGATGTTGTCTTGTAATAATGGCTCACCGCCTGTCATTACTAACACAATGTTTGGATATGGACCACGTTGATCTCTGGGGTCACTGTTATTTACCACAGGAATCGCCCATTCGGGAACAGCTTTGCCTTTGTCCAACCAAAAACTACGGATGGTGTTGTAGATTTTATCTTCAATTTCGTTGAATGTGAGATAGTCTCCGTCATCAAAGTATGTGTCGCAAAAACTGCAATCCAAGTTGCACTTTGCCAGACGGATGAACAGCGCAGGCATGCCAGCATAAGGACCTTCACCTTGCAGTGTAAAGAACATACTGGTTACCATCAAGGTATTTTCTTGTGCGTCTTTAAAATATTTCTTACCAATTATTTCGTTTGTTCCAAACATATTATTCCTTACTTAAATCTTCCAAAAACTGTTCACCCGTGTCTTGTACTAATTTTACATGATCCGGTAGCACATTGTCAACCGGCAATGCCGGTTGCACGGCCAATTTGGTCTGCATCAACATCCACTCCGTAAAAATCTACGCCACGTTCCTGGCATAAATCGGCAAAAAATTTAGTACTGCCTTCGCCCCGATCAACTCCAATTTCGACCCATGCACCGTTGTCAATGTTGTCGATAAACTTTGTTATGTTACGGTAATAAGTGACCATTAGTTGTTCTTGGCTTTGAGTATGTCCCAGGACTTGGCTTTCTCCAGCAGATCCTGCTCCATAGCACGATATTGGTCGCCGAGTTCTTTCAACTCAGCCCATTCGGCTTCCAGTTTCTTGTTTGGTTCTAGCATAGCCAACCGTTCATTAACCTGCTCCATGAACTCTCGCATACTTTTACCACCAACTGTGATGTCGGCGTTTTTGTGCATGTCAATTCCAAGAGGTGTTACGTTGGCACAAGACAATGTATTGTTATTTGCTATAGTATACACGTCTGACATGTTAGAGGTTGATACTATTGTATTGGTTATTGATGTAACATCAATTGTGACATCGTCTAATGTGATTGTACTTCCTACCAATCCTGCGTAAGTGTCTGTTGTCATAAATTAAATTTTCCTTGCTTTAACCAACAAATGCCATCCAAGATATTCTCTGACTGCTTCGCGCATTGGAACAGGCATTGCCTCAAACCAGGGTTCAAGTTCGTATCGTCCTTGTTTGTATGCTTCTACGTTATACATGAAACAGTGGTCTTGACGTAATCTTTCAACTCGAAATTGATCAAACAACAGCGTGTCAATGTCATCTTTGGTGTAGCTTTTTGCATAAGGACATCCTGCTTGTGCTTCGTATTGATCGAGCCCTTTGTTGATCATTGCTTGCTTCCAACTGTCTTTTGCGTACACCATAAAACGGAATTCGCCTCCAGATTTAAGACAATCATACACATTGTTGATGATACTGTCAATGGCAGGGAAATGATGTATGACACCATAACTATACACCAAATCAAACTTTGGTAAATCCGTGTACATTGTGTTGTCGCTGGCATCGCCGCAATAGAACTGACCTGTTAATCCTTCAACTTTGAATCGTGTACGTGCAAGGGCAACACTTTCTTTACTGTAATCCAATCCGTAGTAATCAGCGCCATGGCGTGCAAACTCTGCTGCGTCTGATCCAATCCCAGGACCAATTTCCAATACTTGTTGTCCCTGCCATAAGTGAAACCCAGCAAACTCTGGAATGTGTGGTTCCACTTGGAATCTGCGAGCGGAAACTTCTTTGAAGAATTCCAAACTGCCAATTTCATTGTCACTGTGTCTGATATTACAGGGTTGGTTGTTCCAGTATTGTCTGATACGTTCTTCTAAACTCAGTGTCATGTTTGTTTGTTCCAATCTTGTCGCCATTGAGTCATGTGATTGTTTACATCATTGGCTTTTAATTTTTCCCACGGATCTTGCTTGCCTGCAAATATTGCTTTGGCAAACTCAACACTCAATCCTTTTGATTCCATGTATGAACCCAACTTGTTCAGGTCGTTAACCCGTCTCATATGCCAGGCCTTGTTGTGAAAGTCTCGGGGATCCGTCGGATTACCTTCTAGCATAGGACGTTTTTCAAATATTTCGTCTTTGTTGTTGCCAGTTAAATCAAATCTATCATGTGTCACATCAACTGCAATACGTTGCCATATATCAAGGCAGTATGCTTGTTGGCTAATCCAAGCATCACTTATTTGGTGGGGGCTCAAATAGCCAAGCAGCTCAAACCATTCCTTTGGTACAATAGGAAAAATACTATAAGGATGATCGTTGTGAGTATGGAACGCTAGTACTTTGAATTCGCCGGTGTGGTTGGCAATAGTAGTGTCCCAGCCCGTAGTCTCCATCACAGCATCATCATTCCAGAACACCAACCAATCAGCATCAGAATGGTTGGCCAACCCATTTACGTATTCATTTAAACGAATGTAGCCCATTGGTTCAAACACATGAGCTTGATAATTTGCACCAAGATTGTCCAGTTCTGGTTGTAATGCTTTTACGAAATAATCAATGGTTTCTGTGTCGTCATTATCAAATCCAATCATAATTTGGAATGAGTCAACATTGTCGGCACAGTTGATAGTGCTTAATATACTACGCCGCAATGCGGTTTTTCTGCCTCTGGTGGGCAACAGCAATGATATTTTGTATTCACTCATAATATGATTATACACATATTACATCACATTGTCAATCAATTTGGTTAGTCTCACAGCAGTTGCAGGACTCAGTGTCCAACCCAAATGTCCATGGCCGGTATGGTAAAATACTTTGGGGTTGTTCTTGCTTTGTTGTACAATAGGCATCATGTCTGGTGTCATAGGACGTAGACACGCCCACGGGGAATAGTCATGTGTATTGATCTTGGGAAAGTTAGTATGCACCCAATCCAACAGCGGTTTAATACGATCATGCCGTATATCATAGTTCTCACCAGTTAGTTCGGCAGTTCCAGCAACACGGAATCTTCTACCCAATGTACTGGTCACAATCTTTGCTTGATCGTCTAACAAACTGGTTTGTGGTGTGTGTGCATAACTTTCGTCATCTAAATTGATTGTGATGCTGTATCCTTTTACTGGATAGACAT